GACGTTGTGCTCTCTCTGCAAAGTGTCTTGCCCCAATAGGAACAATCTTGCCGTTAGCTGATATGTCTTCTTTTGTAATTTCTTTAAAGAAGAACAAACCTGAGTCATCGTTTAGAACTCTAATAACATCTGCATAGTTCATTTCACGGCGAGATACTTCAAGCATAGTATTTAGTATTGGCTCAAGAAACACACGTTCAAAGTGAGCAGTCTTGTGTTGGAAGATACGTCCAGCTGCAGTCATTAAGGACTGTACCTCAAAGGCTGTCTTCTCACCTGCACTACGAATACCCATAGCTTCCCTTGGAGCACCAGCCATCATTTCCATCTTAGCCTCTAACTCTCTAATTTGAAAGTCAGCATTAAGTGCAGTTGAGTCAGGAACTAAATAACCTACGTCACCCTCATCACCAAGATAGATACGAGCATTAGGTTTAAAGTCAAAGTCTTCTACATCTCCACGTATCTTAAGAATGGGATATGCAATCTGATCGAATACATCAGCCTTTAAATTCTCAAGGTGGTCAATACGGTACTGCATCCCAACTAGATTGTCAAGTGGCCCCATAGCATACAAGTTGTCAGGACGTTCTCTCCAACCTGCATGTTGTATAGGATCACGGCCTAACCAGCTAGGGTTTTGTTCGTTCTGTAGAATGTATGAACGATCAACAATTGTGATAATACGGTTGTTAAGAAACTCTCCTGTTTCAGAATCGTATATGTCTCCGTAGAATGTTAACAGTTCAACATAGTCTGATTCAAAGTATTCTGTTAGAGAAGAGAAACCATCTGCAACAAACCCATCTGATTTGTTTAAGTCAATGTCATTACCTTTAGCTGAACCACGGTTACCAACCATCTTATCGAATACACCTCTCATGTACTCGTTGTCTACAGTCTGTTCTACCTTACGTTGAATTTCTCCAAGAGTTACAACTGAACGAACAATCTTAGGAGAGTCAGAAAAATCAGCTGCTATTGGATTAAAACAAATATCAAAGGGAGAGATACGAACCATCTTTGGCCCTACGTAGTTTACAATACGTTCTCCAACATCGTTATCAATGTAGTTGTTAACCCACTCAACAGTTGCAAAACAATTACCGTACTGTATGTAGTCGTTTATAAGTTTACTTGTTGTGTTAATAAAGTCAGACTGACGTACTTTGTTTTCCATGTATGCTTGGATAACATTACGTTTAAACTTAGTGTTACCCTCATTATCTTCTGCTTCAAACTTCATCCATTTCTTTTGAGGAAACAAAGCTGAAAAGTAGTTAGCATGTAAGTTGTCAGAAATCTGTGTGAGCTTTGGAGTAGTGGTAGAGTTAGACCAAGGCAAACCATTAGTACTTGTTGTACGAGTGTCCGTTGCATAAACGTAGTTACGAAGCTCTTTCCATTCTTTAATTTTACCTGAACGAGCATTGTTCCAATCAGTCCAACGACTAGCAATCTCAACAGCCAAGGCGTGAGGATCAATTATGCTTTCAATATCTATTGTAGTACCAGCCATTTCGACTCCTAAGACTTAGCTTATGTGATAATAATATCACAATGTAATTTTATTGTCAAGTGCTAAAATGCAACACCACCAAACTTAGGGTGAAATACTACATTGTTTTCTTGACCTTGGGTTCTTCTTACTGACACACTTGGCTTGATAGCTACCTCAACAGCAGCTGCTAAACAGTCCTTGCAGTCATCGTGGGCTGGGTTGTAAGAGACTAGCTCTTCCTCTAAGACTTGACAGTTGCCGCCACGGTAGTGATACACCTGTAAGTTGTCGTAACGTGGTTCAAGGATTGCTGCAATACGTTCCTCTTTAGAACCTTGGTGACGGTTAGGTCTGTGCTCATCAATCTTTAATGCTAGACCGTTAGGCTTGATGTAGTTATCTTTAAGTTCAGATACGATGGCTGACTGAGCAGCTGTACACTCTGCTCTTAGCTTCCTGAAGTCCCAACGGTTTAACAAGTCAAGTATGTGCCTGAAGTATTCAGAAATCTTATCTGTCTTAAAACGATCTATGTCTAAAACATATACGTTATTTTCAGAGTCCACTCCAATGACGATGATGGCAGTGTAGTCGGCACGTTTACTGACAGAGTAAGCAAAGTCCACAGCTGCACTAACATTTAATTTACGTCCTAGATAATGCCACTGTCCGTTGTCTCTAGTCATATGCTTACGTTCATAGTACTGAAACTTCTCATAGGCTATAGGCTGAGTGTCAGGATCAGTAGGGTCATTGTAGTACTGAGCACGAAACTGAACTCTGTCTAAGTACTGTCCACGTTTCTTAGCTAAGATTTTAATGTTAAACCCAAAGTACTTACCATCTCTACGTAGCTGACGGGGCCAAAGAAAGTCACCAGTACCGTCACCATCATCCTCTACAGCCCTCTCCATTACTTCATAGATTTCTGCCTTACCTTCTAGCTCACCAGCATCTGAGTACAGGTCTTCCTCCATGCCCATTAGATCACTGTAAAGGTCTTTCGGGTGGTAACGTGTACCGACTACCCACTCCTGTGCCTCACTGCCCTCTATAGAGGATAACAGGGAGTACTGAGATTTAACTTTGTTACGTCCCTCGTTAGTGTAAGCATTCTCAAACACAACAACATCATCTAGTACTGCAATGTCACAGTGCATACCTGTAAGGGAAGTAGTAAGTCCACCAGTAAAGATTGATGGGTCACGTATAGATTCTTTCTTACGGTCTGGGTGGTCTAAGGCAATCTCAGATGTAGTCCACTTCTCTCGTTTACTCTCATCCTTGTTTAAGTGTTGAGGCCAATACTTCTGGTGTATGTCTGACTCAAAGATGTTCTTGATAAACGATAGCTGCTTCTGGGCTAGGTTGGAGGTAGCTGAAATGTACAGCACCCGTAGGCTAGGGTTCTTAGTTAACTCCCATGCAACCCTGTAGGCTACCATAGCTGACTTGCCGTGGTCACGAGGAAACAGAAGCAACTGATGGGTCTTAGCTTCTTGCCTAGTCCACCACTTGCACACATCTTCGTGGCAGTTACCTAGTACTCGTTGAGGAGCTACAAGCCTAATGAAAGTTATTAAGCTTGTTTCTGCAGCCTCTCTGATTTCAGTTAGAGTAGCCATAGTGTGCTCATGGTGCTTCCCAGATGCATGTGTCTTCATTCAGAACCCAGCCTTTATCTGGCTGAGGCTCATAGAAGGCATCCCGTGTTGCATCGTATATTGAGCCAATGCCAGCATAGTTCTTACGTAGAGGTGTGCCACCGTCTGAGTGTACGCCGCCTAAAGTGTTGTAGCTAGTTTGCAGCCACGTACCAGCCGAGCTATCTACGAATGTATCGAAGAACTCAGCCTCTGCAACTATGACTTGCTCGACGATGCCGCCGTTTACTTTTGCATAATGTGCCATTTTCTATTCTCCTACGTTAAGTAACGGATAATTACGATGCCTGAGCCGCCGTTGCCACTTGCAAATGAAGAACCGTAACCCTCTCCTCCACCACCACTACCTGTATTTGCTGCACCTGATGTAGGGGCTGTAGAACCATTTCTTTGATTACCATTTCCGCCACCTCCAGAACCACCTGAGCCACCGCCACCAGACCCGCTATCTAAGCCACCTCCGCCGCCACCGCCGCCAGCATAGTAACCGCTAACTCCCGTAGTTGTACTGGAAGCCCATGTAGAATAGGTTCCAATTCCAACACCACCATTGCCACCGCCGTTTGAATTGTAAGTGCTTGCATTTGCACCTGCGCCGCCGCCGCCACCTCCAGAATATGGGTTGCTACTAGACTGTCCGTTTGAGCCAGAAAAACCTTGGCCCGATGTTCCAGAAGCACCGCTTGCATAGCCACCGCCACCTCCGCCAGACCCGCCAGATGTTCCAGCAGTCTGATAAGAACCTGCTTTACCGCCGCCTATTGAAGCGGTAAAACCAGTTAACGTAGAGTTTGACCCAGAGGTGTTTACATTAGGAGAAGTTGAACCAACACCTCCCGCCCCAATAACCACACTAAGATTTGAGTTAGCAAAAGTCCCAGTGCCACTGATAAGGCCACCTGCGCCGCCGCCACCACCAACATTTTTTGCACCAGAGCCTCCTCCAGCAATCATCAGATATTCAAACGCCTTGGTGCCTGATACGGTAAGTGTACCAGAAGAGGTAAACGTGTGGTACGTGTAAGAACCAGAAGTTGTTACCGTACCACCTGTTGCGTTATCTGGGGCAATGGGGCCAGTACCATCACCTACATTAATCCAAGCATTAGCCCCAGCAGTAGCATTCGTTAAGATATACACCTCACCAGATGTCTTGTTAATCCACATATGACCAAGGCCAGATGTCGGGTTGCTGCTTACTGTTGGGTCAGCAGTTGAAACTGTTACGTCTGTCAGGGTAGCTAGGCTACTGGAAACACCAGTAAGGTTAGCACCACTACCAGTAAACGATGTAGCTGCAATGTTACCAGCACTGTCTAATGTTGCAAAAGTTCCATTACTGTCTGGTAGTGTAATGGTTCGATCAGTGTTTGTGTCAGGAGTAGAAAGTGTGACTACGCCAGTGCCTGATGCATTCGGGGTGAGGGCTATCTTACTCATTACACTATCTCCTGACTTATAAGATTAACTGTAGTTCCACCGTCCATAGTGAAGAACTCGTAAAAAGTTCGTTGAGTAGCCGTAGGTTCTAAACTTGTAGGGAAAGTTACAGAAGATGGAAATGTAAGTGCAAAGCCAGCAGATACAGAGCTATACTGATGAACCACGTTATCATGTGTTATATAGTATAGTTTATCGCCATCTGTGCTAAAAGCTAATCCCTGAGTGTTTGATGGTTGGCTGAGGGTAGCAACTGCAGAGGCAGTAAGAGGGTCATATGGTGAAGTGAGTTTATACTGTGTAGTTATACCTGAGTTAGAATTTGTTATATACATCGAAGAACCATCGTTGTTAAAACGAATACCGCTAGATGTACCCGAAGGTAGTTGATAATATCCTGTAAAAGAGGAGGTGCCAAAATTCCAAGCCGTGCTAAGGGTATATACGTACACTCTATTGTATTGGGAACCGACCATAAACAACTTAGTTCCGTCTGCTAATACCTCTATCCCTTTTGGAGTAAGGTCTTGGGCGTCTACTGCCATGCTAGACCCGTTAGTAGCAGCACTTAAATCCCAAGCAGT